CCTTTGCCGCAGTCGCGCGGTCTCGCTCTTCCGACATCGCCGCCGCCTTAGACGCTTCCACCTCTTCCAACATAGCCGCCTTAAACGCCGCAGTATGCCGAGCCATCGTACCATCGTAATCGGATTCCGCTTTGGTGCGTATCGCCTTCTTTTGCGACTCCGCTTTCAGCACGGACTCAACGTGTGCTTTGTTGGCGGTATCCTCTATCGCAATACGCTTTGTTGCTTCTTTCTCCACTTCAGCAGAAGTCTTCTTAGCAACCGCCGCCTTAGACGCTTCTGCTTTGGCGAACTCAGCCGCGCTTTTCTTTACCGAATCCTCTACCTCTTTGTTGGCTTTTGCCCACTGACGTTCGTATTCCCGTGCCGTCTGTTTGGTTTCGGTATCAACCTTCTTAAACGCCGCGTCAAACATGGAAACTACCTGCGCCATCTGGTTAGCCAGTTCTTGCAGTCTGAGTTCTATGCCTACTTGTATGCTGCCGAGTTCGCTCATTATCTACTACTCCACAAGACGGACTGCTTGTATTGGGTCTTTCATTATCACCCGCCACAAGTGCTTAAACTCTTCTACCGTCATGGCAAGTATCCCTTCGCGTCCTAGTCCGGGATACCGCCTATACATCACATCACACACTACTGCCCAATCTACGGGGTCGGAGGGTTTGCGCCTTCCTCACCCTCCGTTACCTTAGCAGAATTTGCCTCTATGATTTCTGAAAGGTCTTCTGCAAGGAAACGCTCATAAATCTGAGCCGCCGTTATGGGTGTTCTCTTGCCCTCTGAATCCTCTATCTCAAGTATCAATTGTACCTTGTCAACGTTGTACAGAAACATAGACTCCATAGTCTGACCACGCGCTAACATATTGTCAAGAATACGTGCTTCCGCGAGCTGTTGTCCTAGAGTCGGCTTCTTGATAACGTAGCACTCACGCCCGTTCTCTGTGTCCCTATAGAGCCTCTTCGCGTCTTTTGAGAACATCTGCTCAAAACTTGCTTTATTTGCGTTCTCCTCTACCTTCTTCTCTGCAATACTGACTTCAATCTCTTGCAGAAACGCTTCCTGCTCTGCTACCAAGTCATCAATCGCCTCAACATCTTTTCTTCCGCTCATGCTCGTAATGTCTCCTTGTATTTTTGTATGAACAGCCCTCTAAGGGCAGGTACTTCGTGCGCCCGTGCCATGCTAGTTGTGTGTGGGTCGTGGAGTATAACACTCTCATCAGTTGCCACTACCCGCCAACCCTCTGCACGCGCATCCATACAGTACCCCACGTCGTTATAGAATATCGGGAACCGCTCATCGATGCGAAGTGTTTTCCACACCTCATAGCGTACCATCATGCAAGCGGTCTCTACATAATCCGTCTCTATAGACTGACGTAAAACATGGTTGTCATGTGTCACACACGCCGTATCGAGATAACAACCGCAGTTCTGCAACCCCCCGTCGGGAGTGCGCTTCGTTGGAGCCGCTATGCCTATATCGTCTGCACTGTACAACACCGTACAGAGACCTTCAAACCAGCCTTCCTGATACACAACATCGTTATCAGAGAATACGACTGCACCCTCAAAGCCCTCTCCAAGTAGTCGCTCTATACCCTTATTCCAGTTCACGGCTATATTGTGCGTAGGACTTTCAAGCACCGCAACTCCGTTCTCTTTCAGCCATTCCTGAGTGCCGTCTGTGCTTCCGTCATCCACTACCAATAACGAGACTTGCGGAGAAGTACGCTTCAAGCTCTCTACTGCCGCTATCGTCTTTTCAATGTGGTTATACGTTAGCATAATCACACAACACCCGTTAGTTGTAGTGTCGAGTACCCTTCTTGTAGTACCGCGTACCTGCTCTATCACTTTGGATAGTTTCGCACCAATCGCTTCGCGTGAGAATTGCATACCCGCTAGTTTTATAGGGTCTTGCTTAGTGTACCTCTCTTGCCCCAATCGCAGTACTTTTCGCAGGTTGGGGTACTCAGGCTTCAAAGTTTCGTGGGTAGGCGGGTAAATGTGTGGTAGATGACTGAGACTAGGCACATACTCCTCACGCACTACCAGACCAAACGCACTTTCAACAGTCTCCCCCCCTGCTTGACCTGCCAACCCAATAGAGCGCGTACCACACAAGAGAGCCTCTACATAGGGCATTCCAAACCCCTCAGTAGAGGGTAGTACGAAGCAGTCTGCCTCTCGATAGAGTGCCGCCATCTCTTCTTCATTCAAATTATGTTCTACACACTCAATCCAAACTCCCATCTTACGATACTGTGTTGCGAGGTCGATTACCGCGTCGCTCTTACCAGACGCACGTACCAACAGCCCAACAGATTCACCCCAAAACTCCTCTGCAAAAGCAGAAAACATCTCCTGCCAGTTCTTTCGCGGGCTTGTCGCAAACACGCTTAGAAACAGAAAGTCAGGTCGGTTCTTGACAACATACCTATCACCCTCTGCACTCCAACAACGTTCGTCAACACAAAGAGGGATTACCGATACATTGCCGCTATTCACTGCGTTTGCGTTCCACTCAGAAGGCACTATCACCGCGTCCATGCTCTTTATACGACGTGCCCACTTCTCTGTTAGCCTGTCGGACTCCCACATAGTCAAACCTATTCGCTTGTTGGGATATTCAGGGAACTGTGTGAACATATCTGGGGTAGACATGATAATAGTCGGAGCGTCGGGGCTGACGCGGGTAGCAATAGCGGTCTCTACCTCTCTCTCTTGCTCTGGGTGCATAGGATGATTGTGCATAGGTAGACGCTCTACATAAACAGTCATATCCTGCCTAATCGCAGTGTGTACGTCTGCCTCTGCCTCTATAGCCTCTACTGTGTAGCCGGCAGAAATAAGTGCCGCAAGGATACCCCTGCCCGCTTTTGCATACCCGCTCCTGTTGTGAAGCGGAGCTATCAATCGCACATCTCTAGTCATAGGTCTAACCCGCCTCCTAATCGGGTTCCTAGTAGTTTATAGCAGGGTAAGCACTAGGAGTTACCTACCCTGCTTTGCGCGTCTAGGCGCAATCGTCTAAGTCGCGGTATCGTCGCCGAACTTCTTCCAAACAGCAACGTTAGTACCGTTCCCTACTACCTCGAAAGAGCCACTCGCTTGCATGAGTTTGCTATTGGTGAAGTCGAGGTCAAAAGCGGTATGAACACAGCCGTAAAGCACAAGGTCAGCCGCGTTAGCCACTGTCGCTCCTGTAGTGTTCCAATAGCAGTGTACGTCCATGATAGGAAGGTCGTTATTGATACCCTTAGTGAGCGTCGTAATACCAGATGCTAGCGCGTTTGTACCGCCCGTCGCCTGTTTCATTAGCCCTAGTTGGTAACTCCCTGTCTTGTAGGTACAGGTTATCTCCTCCATCGGGCTAACAACTGCGGCAGGAAAGTTGTTCGTGCCGTACATCTTCTCAAGGGTACGCTTCATGCTAACCTTGAGGTCTTGCAAAAGACCAAAGATAATAGCGTCCGCTGTACCAGAGGCAGAAGTACCCTTGCATACACCCCTAGAGAATACGCTCGTTGTGTCCATGAGTGGCTGTGCCATGTTAAAAAACTCCTTACGCCAACCATCGGCGCATTGTAATTGCATAGCGGACTAGCCCCGCCCATGCGTGTATCGCTCTATCGTAGTGAAAGTTTACCGGTATATCTTCCTCACACCAGTCTACAAAACCGTTTGTAATTACAAGTGGATTCGTAGTCTGAGTAACAGCCCCTAACCGATAATCCAAAAGGCTGTCTAGGTACTCACACATCGTTTTGATAGGAAGAGCAGTCCTTGCGTCGTTCCATACCTCAAAATTGTAGATAACCTGCTCATGTATCGTGCCGGCGTTCCATACATCCCTGTTGGGAGTGCCCGTCGCCTGATTGAAAGTTATGCAGGGGAATACTTGAGTCTTTACCCCGCTTACAGTCAGCTGTGCGTCATTCAAACTTGAGTTGTATACCGCCGCCCTGCCAGTGTCTGGGTCAGTAGCAAGCAGAACAATCAAAGCCGCCTGAGCCGTAGCCGCAGAACCGCTAAGCGTCTCTATACCTACCAACCTCCGATATATCGCTGTGTCAAGGGCACTACTCATTACTCAGATTCCTCTAACAGTTCAGTCATAAGTGCGATAATCTGCGCGAGCTTCTGTTTTCGTTGTATCACCTGCGGAACACACTTCTGACAAAACCCGCCAATATGAAGAGGCTTTTCAGTATCGTATCCCAACTTCTTCAAGTCAGAGCGGTACTCTAACACGCATGATAGAGCGTATTGGTCAGGCACGTTATCCGAGTTTATAAGACCCTGCCACTTCTCATAATCAAAACCGCACTTCTTACATACGTCACTCATACCGTTAGCCTCTTATCCGTAGCAGTCACCGTGAAGGTTCCGTCGAAAGCATCTGGTAATTCCAACCACTTTAGAAGTATCGCGTTGATAGCATCGCGGTTATTCGTCACCGCGTCTCGTAACCATGCCCACTTACCCTCGCGGGCTAACTCCAAGTACTGAGCATACGGCGTTTCACTCTTCAAAATTATCTGTATTACGCCCGTTGTTTCGCGTATTACTGCCGAAGTCGTGCGCTCTGTATCACCTGTCCGGTTCTGCCACGGGTGGTTCTCCTTCGCGTACTCTGTGAGTAGTTTGGCTATATCTACTGCCGCGTAATGGTAGGCTTGCGCTACTCGAACCCCATACACGAATACAGTTCTCTCAACTAAGTCTAGCCCTGTTACGCTCATTGTAGCCGCCTCACTCGTAGTTGAAGTTGACTCACAGGCTGAGTATAGACTTTCGGCGCGTGTATCACCGTATAGCGCACTTCGTTAGCGTCTACTACCACATCGTTTAAGAAGACAGTAGGGAGCGAACTACTGTAAATACTGACAAGCATCTCGTCAGACTCAGTTACCCCCGAACCTGACTCCGTTCTTAACATGGTTGTCATTTGACTAAAGAACCGTATAGATGCCGCCAAACCTGTATACTGTGCCAACCATGCTTCAGTCTTCCCACCAGCGCCGTCGCTTGTACGAATAGCACGCTCTATAGAGATAACCGCGTTCGTCGGTGGAGTAGATAAGTTCATGCGAGTATCGTTCTCCTGTAGCGCGTCACCGTCTGACTAAATACGCCATCCCACTCAGAAGGTAGTCGCATGAGGTCGGCTATAGAGTATCTTGTCATCGTATCGCCCTGCTTCCACTCACTGATACCCCCGCCTGATAGTTTCCCGAATATCTCCCCTGCGAGTTGAGACGCCGCTTTTCGCAGAACCGCCGCCTTTACCGTTGCATCTATTGTTGCCTGATACCCCCGCTTCCCGATAATCTTGATACTGTCCGCTAAGTCGCCGCCTACGATAGAAGAAAACGGTGTCCACACGCCCGAAGGACACTGGAAGAGTATGCGGGTATAAGGCTTGCTATTCAAAGCCGCGTTCTTAGGTTGCAGAACGTAGTCGGTTCCCGCCGTGAGGACGGTTCCTGCAAATGTCGAGGTGATACCTACTGTCACGCTCGTTACGCTTATCCAACCTCCGCTCCCAGTCTTCGAGAGAGGCAAGAACGGGTATTCGTTCGGCGGGAAGAGTATGTCAATCGGTTTGCAGTAGGCGGTCACGTCGGAACCGTCTGCCTGAAACGGGATATAGTTGGTAGCGTTCTCCCACGCAGAAACCGCAAGCGCAATCGCCCCCGCATAGTCTAAGTCGCTATCGGGTTCGGTAGAAGCGTCCGTAATGAGACGCGCCCCCTTCAAAAACGTTTGCAGTTCGGTTGTAGTAGGATACGCCATGTTACGCCTCTATCGTATGAAATACGGGACACCATTCGGGAGGAACGCTCGCCTCTCCCGCTTCGTCAAAAGTGTCGCTCTGTACCAGTATCTCAAAACTCTGCTGAAAAGGCAGGTCGCGGGTGGCGATTATCTGTATATCCGCAGGAATATCGTCCGTCGTTGTGGTATGTCGGCAGGGAGACATTTCGTGAAATTGCAGGAACCTCTCGAGCATAGAATAGCCGATTATCATTCTGCGAAGTCGGTTCATATATTCCTCTTAGTCGCTTCAGGTATTCGCAGTTTCACCTGATTGATTGTGGCAGGGATAGCCCAACTCATGTTCACGCCCGCGCTTGCGGAGACAAACCCCGCCGCGTCGTTCGTTTCTGTCGTAAGTCGTTGCGATATCTGTGGTAACTTCGCCATTACTCTTTATCCTCATCCTTTGTCGTGTTTTTCTTGCTAGTCGCGGGCTTCGGCGCATTCGCTGAGAGATGTTGGCTCTGAATCCATACGCGCTCGTCGCCTACCGCTAGCTCGCAGTTCCACGACTCCCCCTGCAAGTGTACGGCGGTAACGACTTCGCCATCTAGTTTCACCTTGTCGCCTAAGTTAAACATGGTTCACTCCCCTTAAAAATTCTCCTGAGTTGACACGCCGTAATCCACTCAACAGTATCGTCGTAGCGGACGGAAACGTAAGGCTGAATAGCAGTATCTATGTCTACCTCCGCATAAACTCGCATACTATTCATGCGGTCTCTCGTTAGCCCGAACACGCGGTTAGAGGGTTCAAGTCGTATCAGGCTATACGCAGTAAGCCCGTCAATATCAAATACGCCTGTTAGCGCGTACTTCCCTCTTTGCGACTTGAGTAAAACTTGCATCGTTGCCTATTTCCTTATCCTAATACTACCGTCAAAAGGTTGCTCGCTCTTCGTACTATTCCAGTTCGGGCATTGCTCTCTCCTTCATGCACTCAATCAAGGAGAGAAGTTTTTACCCTCTCTCCTTTGTTGAAAGCACGTCAAAACCTACGGCTGTTTGCGGTACTTAACCGTTGCATGGGCTTCCACGTTCGCACCTGTAGAGGGCGAACCTGTCACCGTTACAACGAATTTTACATACCGCTTAGAACCGATATAAGAAACGCTTTGGCGGGTGTTAGCCGTAAGCGCAACGAGTGCGGTTCCTACAATGTCCGCCGCCGCAACGTCTGCAAAGGTGGAGTTATCGGCGGAATCTTGCAGTTTCGGGGTGAAGGTTCCGTCCGTCAACGCGCCGCAAACGACGGTGAACATATTTTCGGTTACGTTTGCGAGGTCTGTCGAAGTCGCAGACGGCGTAGAGGTTCGCAACAGCGGCGCAAGTTGCACAACCTCATCGTAAAAGGAAGCGAGAGCGTTCATGCTCATTTTGGTTTGTCTCCACAGCCCCCGCCAAACAGACAGGGGCTGAATTGTATTTCGCTTACGCGAGGGCTAGTCGGGCGAACGCCTCTTCAAAGACGGGCATTCCGTCTACTTCGCTTCGCAGGAAGTATCCGTACTGGTTGGTAGCGATATACAGTTCCGTCGCAATGTCGAGTTGCATATCCAGAGCGGTAGCAATCCAGTAGTACTCGAAGTTCCCAACGAGCATCATGTATAGCCCCGTCGTGAACGTGTTCGGCGCGTATTCGGAACTGTAGAGGTTGCGTCCGAGCAGTTGCGTCGGCGTAGCCTTCGCAAGACCGCCACCGGGACCTGATACGGTTCCTTCGCCCCCGCCACCGATTGTCCAGATGTAGTTGTTGTTGCTGTCCTTGAGTTTGCGAACAGCCTTCACAACGTCGCGGTGCATAACGAAAGAACTTTGCGCCTGATACTGGAACTTCAACTTGTAGAGCGTGTTGACGATGTCATCCGCCGCGATAACGGTAGACGAAGCCGCCGCAACGTCTCTGCTAGTGCTGATTCCGTTAGTAGACGCAGTGAATACGCCGAGCGGCTGGTTCGCCCCGTTTCCAGTAAGGAATGCCTTCTCTTCGGTTATCCCCATCTTGTAGGTCAAACGTCCGAGAATCGTACTCTCAATGTCGGGCTTCTGTCGCACGAGCTTGCGGCTCATCTTGATATACTTCGCCACAGGAGAGGGCTTGAGTTCACGCTTGCCGAGCGCAAGTGTCGATTCCTCACTGCCCATCGCGAGCTCTGAAGTCCAGTCCGAGTCGGAAGGGTCGGTGTCAATCGCGGGAACGCCCAGACTTGCGGAGGTGACAAGCGTCTCGTTGTGCGAGATTTGACGCATCCAAACATTGTCTTTCATCAGCGTCAAAATCGTATCGCTCAACTCCTCAAGAGGAATAGCGAAGCCGCCGCCCGCAGGGTTATCCGCTTGGTAGGCGCGAAGTTCAGGACGTATCCGCATGGCTTCGCTCTCAAAATCGTGTTTGCTAACAATGCCGCGCAGGTAGCGGTTGCGGAGTTGCTTGTAGTCCGCCATATTCTTCTCTTGCGCCTTAGCAGAGGTCGAGCCGCCGTCCGAATGTCGTATAACAGGCGCGGGGGTGTTGGAAGTCCCCTCCCAACCACGCAAGTTATCCAGTTTGTCGAAAGACCGCTCCGTGCGGAGTTGCTTGTCAAGGTCGTTATACTCCTGTTGCGCCTTCTCAGCGTCGTCACAGGCGCGGGTAAACTCCTCGTACTCGCTATCCGTCATATTGGCGTTTCCGCCCTTATACTTGTTTCTCACACCCTCCGCCGTAGAAAACGCCGCGTCGCGGGTCTCTCGCAGTCGGGTTAGTTGTGCCAGACTCATTTGGCTTAGTCTCCTTTAGGGCGTTACGCCCCGATTTGAAGTTTCAGTAACCGTAGCCGCGCATCCATTAACTGAATCGGGCTAACCGTTTCGGTCTCTTCTTCGTTCTCAGCCTCCCGCGTGAGTCCGTCGAAACCATGCAGGGCAATGTCTGTCGCGTCACTTCTTGAAAATCCTACCTCCCGCAAGACCTTCTCAAGTTCGCGCAAACTGTGTACCCTTACTCTCTCTCCTTCGCTCCGTACCTCCGTCGCACCCGCTTTCGGGTTCGCAGGTACATTCACGATAGAGTACTCAAACAACTTAGAAACTGTTGTTACTCCACAGCACCACGAGTCAAACGCCTTAATCCCCTTCGCGTCGAAGAGCGTCATATCAAAACCGTTGTCCTCAGCGTATTTAAGGAGTTGTTTACCGTTGTCGAACCAGTGTACTCCGTCTTCCCAATCGGGCATAAAACCGATAGAGAGTCCGACGTTTAACCCCGCATCAAGACGCTCTTGGCAAACAGTTCGCGCCTCTTGACCGTCAGGTGTAGAGTGGAATTGGTGTTCGCATACGAGTTCGTTCCCGCTTTCGGCTATGTCTACAGGAAAACCTATAGGGAGCTCGCTCCATTCATGCCCGACGCTTACGAATCCGTTCGCCTTGAAGTCCTTCAACGCATACTTAAACGCGCCTGGAAAGATGACTTCGTTGTTCCATGAGTTGCACATTACGCCTGTCACGGAGGCAACGCCGCGCAAACGGTTCTCCTGCAAGGTTGATTCCTTGAGGGCATATCGCATCTTTATAGGTTCGCGTTTAAGCGTTCGCGGCGTTGGCATCTGTCTTGTCTCCATTTTGAACGGGCGCGGACTTTTCGCGCAACTTGTCTTGTTCGGCGATTGGTAAAAGGTTCATTCGGGCGCGGGCTTCGTTGGGTGTCATAAACGCGCCCCCGCAAGCGAGAACCAACCGCGCAACGAGTTTGTCTATATCGTCTTGAAGCGCGAGAACCTGCGAGGTATTGAACTGCACAAACTCGCCTTCGATATACGAAAATTCGGGCAATAGGCTTCGCGTCAACTCGCTTGCAAGCATCGCCATTATCGGCAGGATAGCGTTTTGCCATGCTGACCGTCGCGCCTCTTCCATATTTGAGTACGTCTTGCTGTCCGACGCTAACCCGCAAACCATCGGGTCTATCCCTAGCGCGGCGCATATCCGTTCTGCGGGCTGGTTCATCAGGCTATCAAGAGCCAACTCCTGCGGACTGTAGCCCAGCGTGTTGACATCTATCGCGGTTTCCCAAACGAGAGGTTCACCCCGTTTATCGCCCGTCGTTTTCGCCTTAATCAGTGCCTTGAGTTCGTCCGCCGCGTCATCATCGGCTATCGCCTGTTCCGCTTTCGGACTAACGATAATACCGGGTATTCCGAAATTCTCTAACAATACCGCAAGGTAAGTACTCGCTTCGTTATCTCCCGCTATCTGCCTGTCCTGCGAACAGAGCGGACTTAACCCCCTTCGCGTGTTTCGCGGGTCTATCTCATACCGAAAATGCACAACGTCTATTGGGTCGAAAAAGGTTGTAACACCGTTCACGGTGAAAGCGTAGCGGTCTATGAAAACGCTATCGTCCTGCCACTGCGGAGCCATTTGGAAGTGAGGGACGTACCAAACCGCTTTTACCGCGCCGTTCGCGCCACGTTCTTTTAGCCAGTAAGCATCCCCCGCGCAAAGGAAACTCAACACCGTCGCGCCTATCAGTTGGCGGTAGTCATACGCGCCGTTCGGGTTGCGAAAGAACTGCTCAAACGGGCTGCTTGGCACAACCTGAACTTCGTCGCCGACGGTTTTCGCTACGCAAATTTTCGCTTCGGGAAACGAGTTCACAATCCAGTTTATAGCGATTGAGACGGTAGACGAACGCCACCGGTCTCCCGCTTTCGCTTCCCAGTCTAGCCGCGTGCCAGGTAGTGCCCCTCTCCACCACGCACGAGAACTGCCAAGCGAACGCCCCCCGCTTATCGGGAACCGCATAACGCCGCGTAACCAGTTGGATAGTCGTTCCCGTAATCTCATTTAGTGCGCTCTCATACGCTTTCGCGGTATCGTCAATCTGTTGAAGGCTGTACTACTTGCGTCAACTTGGTCATCGTGTTCGCCTTCTGGAAAGTTCCCCAGTTCTGCGGTGTACTCTCTGTGCCATGCGCCCCTAACAATCACGACGTTTCCGCCATTGACTTGAGCGGCAAAAGGACTTGCCAGCGTCTCTTTATCCTTTGAGGGTCGTTCGCTCGAAACATTGAAACCTGCCAAAAGTTGCGTAAATGTTCGGACTTCGCCAATTCCTGCGGCGCCGGGGTCTTGTGGAACTATCACGGCTACGGTTCGCCCGTCTTGTTCTGCCGTTCTGCGTATATGAGTGTTCCTGTTGTTAGGCCCCCACTGACCCCGAACACAATCGAGAATGTAGAAAAGCCCGTCAACTCCTGCCGCTATCTTCACCCCCGCAGTCCAGTCGCCCCTGCCTTCACTTGCCGCCATATCCCACGCTCTGATAATCTGTTTGAGCGTTGGCACTTCGTGCGGGTCGCAATGCCTGAGTTTGTCAACCTGAAACATCAAATCGCCCGACTGTATGGGCAAACCCTGAAACTGCCCTGCCCACCGCGTCGCCTTCTTGCGTTGGTTCTCTACCCACTCCTCAGACCGACGTTCTGTCAAGCGTTCGCCTAATTTCCTGCCTATCGGGTCGGTACTCTCATTGTCGCACAACATCGGGTATCGGAGTAGTTCCCACTTCCCACCGTCTTGCTGTAGCCCGTCGTTCGCCATGAGTTCGCCGGCGAGGTCTAGCAGGTGATACCTGTGGAACATGATAACGACGTTGGTTCCGTCGTCAAGTCTAGGTTCCGCGCTATCCTCCCAAAACATCATAACCGACTTACGCACCGCTTCGCTAAAAGCGTCTTGCGGACTTGCATACGGGTCGTCAATAATCAGAGTGTCTGCGCCCTGTCCGACAAACCCTGTGGATGGACCTAACGCCTTGAAACTTGGCTGTGCGTCTCTCTCATTCTTTCGCGCCGATAGGCTCCACTCCTCTTGAGTGTTCTGCCCGTCTAGCAAAAGTTTCGGGAACCACGCCCGCCACTGTTCGGACTCTATAATCTCGCGGTTAATCCTGCTAAAGCGGGTCGCGTGCGATATGTTGTAACAGGCTAACTTTACGCGGTGTTTCGGGTCTCTTGCCAACAACCACGCGGGGAACCTCTGCGAAACTATGATACTCTTGCCCATCTGAGGGGGCGCGTGAATCAG